TGGGTGTGGCGTCGAGATCCTTGGCCAGATCGTCGACTTTCTGGTCGTCAAAATCAAAGGCCAGCATCGTAAAGGCCCGCCTGTTCGGCCAGGATCACCGCGACCAGCCCGGTGCCGTCCTGTTCAGGTCGATGCAGGACGTCATATTCTGTGTCTTCGATTGTCAGCATGTCGCCTTCAACAATGGACAGCGTCAGCGCGACGGCGGCGCAAATGAAACGTGGACTAGTTTGGTCGAGCTCAAACTCGCCAAGATCAGCGCGTTCAGTCGGGTGCTCAAAAACGCCAAGGACCTCCCCGAGCGTTGCCTCGTCCCGTTTGATAGTCGCAGATACAGCGAACTCGTCAGGGTCGAAGAACTCGGAAAGGTCCTCCCATACCGGGCTGGGCATGGCTGTTTCCTTATTCGCCGAGGGCCGCTTCGACAGCAGCAATCAGCGCGGGTTTTTTCATGTTGTCTGAACCTTCGATTTCCAACTCGACGGCCATCGCTTTCAGATCGGCAACGCTGCTTTTCGACAGATCGCTTTCGGCGGCGTCGTCGTCGGTCAGCAGCTCAGCACGGCCACGCGACAAAAGGTTCTTGGCCAGCGGTTCGTCGACGGTCACCTCGGATTTCTTGCCCTTACCGGGAACAATGATCTTGCCGCCGATCGCAACGGCAGAGGAGATTTTCAGGTGGATTTTCTTGTCTGCCATGGTGGCCTCCAAAGTTACAAAGAAAAGGGGGCGCAAGAACGCCCCCAAAATCTCAATTAGACAACCGGCTTGGCGCCGTAGGCGAAGCTCTCGTTGTGGCGGAACCCGTTGTCGACGTCCTGGAAAGCGACAATGCGCACCCGGCCCTTTTTGCTGTTCGAATAGGGGTCAACGGTCAGATCGAGGCCGCCCCATGTCGCGATCAGCATATCGGCAAAGTTGCCGTGGAACACGTCGCCGTCGACAATCTGGTTCGTGATTTCGGTGCGGTAACCGTTCACGGTGTTGCCCTGTTCCCAGATCGTCGCACCGTTCGACCCGCCGAATTTTTCGGTGGTCTTGCAGTGCCCACGGAACTTGGCGTTTGCGACATAGGCCATGGAATCGACGTCCGCGTTATCCGCCGCGACCTCGCTTTCCAAGCCGACAAGCTCGGCGAACGTCGGCTGAACAGCAGCAAACGGGACCGCGTTGACGCCGGGCACGTTCTTGATCCCCAGCGGCTGGTTCGCACTGCCTGTGCCGTAGAACCCGGCGTGGTCGATCGTGGTCGCCAAGGCACGGGCCAAATCGGCGCGCACAAAGGCTTCCATGTCCAGCGAGGACTGCACCAACAGCTTGCGGGTAATCTCGGTGAAGGCACCGACCGTTTTGGGCGACATGCCGAACTGGCCCAACTCGCCGTTCGTTTCAGTCGTGTCGTCATCCTCGCCCAGCCAATAGCCGGTCGCCCCCGAAATCTGGGTCGGAATATCGACGTTGCCCACCAGGCCGCCCAAAGGGGTGGCCATGGACAGCAGAACCGAGCGGTTACGCAGCATTGCAACAAACGATTGCGACAACAGCGTGGTGCCGATCGCATACCCGCCCGTATCCCCAGCGGCGCCGCCAGCGGTGCCCGTGTTAAGCGCACGGCGCATGACATCAGCGGGGACCATGATGCCTTGTGCCTGACGACCGGAAGCCTGCGCGGCGGCGTCGGAGGCCTCGCGTTCAAACGCGGCGGCCTCTTGGGCGCGGCGATCGTTCGGGTTTGCCAACGCATTCAGGGCGCGCAAGAAAGAGTATTCCCCAACCTCGGCGTCGGTCAGTCCGACCATGCCGTCGTTGTCATCCAGGGCGCGATTGCCGTTGCCGTTGGCCGGCCGCGCCGCGACCACATCGACGAGCGATCTGGTGAATTCCTCAACGCTGGTGTTGTCGCGGATCGCGGTGGCGGCCTCGGCGGTGGCGCCGTATTGGTCGCCCAGCTCGATCAAAGACGCGGCGCGCTGGTGTTCAGCATTCCGCGCGCCATCGGTCAGGGCACGGGTTTCCGCCGCGGTTTCGAGAGTTTCCAGCACTTCGACAATATTGCCGTTGTCGTCGACGCGCGCGCGGACCAGGTCGCCAGCCGCATTGCGGAGAATTCGTTCCATGTGTCCCGATCCTTCTGTTTGGTGGGGTTCTGTCTGGGTGTCAGTATCGGCGTGGGCTTGCTGGCCTTCCTCTGGCGCTTTCCCCATTGATCGGCCCACCCCGACCGATGCGTCGGCAGGGATGCTGACCAGAGAGATTTCATAAGGCTCCCATTCGGTGATCGTCACCTGATCGGGTTCGCCCTCGCGTTCCTCTGTGCGAACGGCCCGCACGAAATACCCGACCGAGATATGGCGGATCACACCCGCCTGAACATCCGCCCAGATTTCCTCGGCCCGTGACGACGCGCCAAAACGCAGGACCGCGCGGCCACGGCGATCATCATCAACGCGCGAGCTTTCAACGACGCCGATTTGCACATCTGGGTTATGATTCCACAGAACCGCCGCGCCGTTGCGCAGCCGGTCCTCGATCATGGCACCCGGGGCGTGATCAAGAACCTCGTCGCCAAACCACCGCGCGACAGGGGTTTCAGAGCTGAACGCAACCTCGACGGTGCGCGCCTCAACATCCACGTTGCGCAGCTCAGCTGTGCGACGCAGTGGGCCCTGATCGCGGTTTTCGTTGATCTGTTCAGCAGTGATCGCGCGGGTCAGAGCGGCGCCAATCAGCGCTGAGCCAACCAGCAGGGCCGTTTTATTCGTCTTCATCGTCGGAATCCTCCGTCTTTTTGGCCTTGGATGGCGCAGAAATTCCCTGCGCCGAGGGCGCGAGGGTGGCGAAAATAAACTCGTCGGGCAGGCCAGCGTCGCGCATCGACTCGAGGTCAGCGGCGGTCTGGCGCCATACGGCGTCCGGGTCCTGACCGCGACGCCGGATGATATCAGACGGCGCAGTCAGTAGGTTGTTCTTGGAAAGGATCTCGGCGTTGACGTCTTTTGTCGGGTCAACCCAAGGCCAGCGGCGCGGCTGCCACAGCACAGCCTCGTATTTTTCGCGACGTTCGGGGCGCAAGGTGATGCCGTTGCCCTTCACCACACCCAACAGCAGGCCCATTTCGAGCGCGCCACGATAGGCTCGGTCGACCAACGTCTCGATCAACCACTCTTGCAGATCCATCCAGTGTTCGCGTTCGTCAAGAACGCCTTGGCGGATCGAGGAGAAATTCACGCCCTCGAGGTCATTGGCAAACGAAACATAGGCCACGCCCATGCCAGCGCCCGCCCCTTGCAGCATCGCCTTGCGAAACGGTGCGAACTCGCCAGCCGGATATTGCGGTTTGAATTCCTTCATGCGCAAACCTGGGGGCAGTTCTTGGAACGTGCCGCCCTCGGCCTCGAGGAAAACCTCCTCGTCATCGAGAGCCTCGTCGACGTCGGGGCCTTCTCCGTCCGCCCACTCAAGGAAGCCAGAGGACGACGCGCCGATCCGCGCATTGGTCAACGCGGCCTTTTCGAAACCGCCAAGCATATGCAGACGCCAGAGAGACGTGGCCGCCCAGGGTAAGCCCCGGCGTTGGCCTTCGATATCATCTCGGAAACCGTGAATGATTTCACCGGCCGCAACGCGGTCGAGCGACCGTCCGCCAAACGTGTACCCCGTATGGGCCATGTCGCCGCGCATGAAATAGAACGCCACCGGGCGACCCTCGCGGGTGTATTCGATACCCTGGCGCACGAACCGGCCACCGTTCAACCGTTCAACGTTGTAATCAACCGGGCACCTCTGGGGGTCGAGGCTCTGCAGCGCATAACCCATGGGCCCGGCCGCCTTGCCACGGATTTCCCGGAACATGAATTCGCCGTCTTTGGCCGCAGTGTTGACCGCGTTTTGAAGCTGCAGCCGGAAACTGCGACGACCCCGAATATCGCTGTTTTCAGCCCGGCACCATTTCTTCCACCAGATTTCGAGCGCCTCGTTTGCGCCACGGTCAAGCGTCCCATTTTCATCACGGGCCTGCGCTTGCAGAACCACACCACGAGACCCGACCACATTCTGGCGGCACAGGCGCAGAAACGATTTCATATAGTCGTTGTTGGCCGCTTCCTCGCGTGAACGCGCCACCAAGGGTCGCAAGTTGCGGTCAATCACCTGGTCGGCGGTCAAGGGCGTGGTAGTCCAGCCCGATGTAAGCCGGCTGTTTTCGCCAGCATCAAAAGAACGGCGCGCACGTTGTGGTGATCGTGTCGAGCGCGCGATTTTGGGAATGGTGCTTTCGACTTCGACCACGGGTGGCTCGACGCGTTCGGCCTGACGTTGGCGCTTGAACGGTGACAACATCAGCGAAACCCTACCTTAACTTGGCGCCCCATCAGGCGCGTGGGCCGACCAGCTTTCGCTTTGGCCACTTCTTTTCGATATGTCTCACGCAGCAACAAAAGGTCGGCGATTGGGGTGCGCTGCAGGGTGCGCCCGTTGATCGTGTAGCCAGATTGATCCTTGGAAGCCCGGCCCTCGATCGTAGCCTCGATCGCAGCGAGAACGCGTTGTGCATGTCCGCGCGCGTCATGCCCCGCATCATGGCTGGCCACGTCTGCCAAGACCTCGACCTGACCGGCCTCGATCTCGACAACGTCCTCGCCATTCGTGGCGCGAACAGTCACCGCATACAGACCGGCACCCCAGCCCGAGGTTGCGCCAGCGGTCGCTGCAATCGTGTGCGTCTGGCCCTCACTGGTTGCGGATAGGTCAACCTTGGTCGCCCCTCGCATCGCCACAGAAACCGACCATGCCGGCGCAAGGAAATCCGGGGTTTCCACCACCACTTTCAGGCTTACACCTGCTTTGATCTGCCCGGGAAATTGGTTGAGCACGCTTCACCGTCCATTGATGCCTGGCCCTTAGCCGCGGCTGCGCGGTCGGCGGGCCCGTCTGCGCCTAGTCTTTCGGGCGGGCTTCCTGTTTTCCTCTGGCGCTTTCCCCACCACCTCGTCCTCGGTGGCGTCAGGCTGGGTGGCGTCCGCGTCGTCGCCTTTCAACCTTTCAAGGCGTACACGGATGTTTGGTCGCTCAATCTTTAGGGCAGCATAGGCATAGACACGGCAATCGAACGCCTCGTTTCGCTCGCGGCCCTTGTGCCATTCGCGGAACGGAAACCCTTTAACCAGGCGCGTGATCAGGCGCTCGGCGGTCATTTGCTCGAAATACTCTGTGTCGCGCTCGTCGCTGAAATGGCAACTCCCTGGACCGCTCACCAGTTTGTTGCGCCGCGCGACAATCAGCTTTGCCTCGTCGGTGCCAATCGTGAACAGGGAAACCGGGCGCGCGCGCTTGCCCTGCTTTTGTTTCTTGGGTGCCGACACGACAGGCCGCCCCCATCCACCTACGCCTTTGATCGCGAAAATCTTACGCGTGTGTTTTCCCGCGAGCTGTTCATATGCCGAGGTGGTAAGGCCTCCGTTGCCCCCGGTATCGACGCAGGTCGAGGCGATACGCATTTCGGCGCCGCTTTCGTGCGTGAACGTCTCGCCAAGATATTCGAATAGCTCGTCCCACACGTCGCCCCTGGTTGGGTCACCCCAAAAAACCTTATAGTCGATATTCCAGCTTTCCTCGCCCAGGCCCCAGCCAACCACCTCGCACTCGAGCCGGTCCTCTTGCATGTCGACACCGGCCGTTAGAACGCCGGCACCAGATGGAACTAGCGCCTTGTATTTCTCGGCCTTTGACATGAGCGCCTCGGCCTCGACCTCCTCGGCTTCCTCGACCCAAGTTTCGGCCAGCGACACGTTCGTAAACGTCTGCAAATCGTTGGCCGCCTTTTTGTCGAGGAACGACTGCACAATGTCTTTCAACTCGCGGAAACACGAATACAGTTCGCTAAGATGATAGGATGCGTGGCCACGAAAAGGCTTGGTCGCCTTCCACCCTGCTCCCTTTTCCTCTGCCTGGCGAATGGCCGCGATCCTTTCGCCATCATCCCACCAGCACCCATGCCCGCTGTCACACTGGTAATATGCGCTGTTGGGCAAATGCTCGCCGTCGTCGTCTTTGTTCCATTTCACGTTCGACCATTTAAGCGTCTGGTGATGGTCACAATGCGGGCAAACAACGTGAAACCGGCGCTGGTCGCCAGATTCGAACGACGCTTCGATATAGCTCGCGCCTTTGATTGTCGGAGTGCTGATTTCCAACAGCATGCGCTGGTCGCCAAAAGTGGCGGCACGCTGCCACAACAGGCTAACCGGGTGCCCCTCGCTCGTTCGATCGTATCCGTCGGTTTCGTCGCAAATGATCTTGGGGGCAGATCGGCCGCGCATGGTCTTTGGCGATCCCGACCATGAAAACATCATGAACCCACCGGGGTAAGATTTCATGCGTTGGTTGTTCACGCCATCGCGGCCGCGCGGCTTGGCAATTGCCTCCTGCAGATCCTCGTTCGCCTCGACCAGCGGGTTGAATTTCGTCTCAAGCCAAGTGTGCAGGTCGCCCTGGCTGGGCTGCATCATGATCTGGGAAACCGGATTCTGCGCGACGAAATACGCTTGGCCGCAAAGGGCAGTTTGTGTCTTTCCAACCTGTGCCCCCCACATCAACGTGATGCGTTCACACTCTGGGTCGGCCATCATGTCCAGCGGTTCACGCTGATACGGCGCATTGTCGAACCGGATCAAGCCGGGCACCGCGTTACCCACCGGGATTTTGACGTTTTTCTCAGCCCATTTAGACGGCGAAAGATTGGGCGGCGGGCGCAGAAAACGCTGCGCTCGCCGGGTGACCTTGGTTATCGAGGCCGCATTCGCAAAATCAGGCCGCGCATTCAATCGTCGCCCTCGTCGTCCTCGCCCTCAATCTCGAGGTCGGTTTCGTTGATCAACTCATCGTCGGCCAAAGCCTCGAGCGCCTGGTCGACCTCCTCGAGAAGAACGATTTTAATTCGGCTCTGCTTTGTCTCGCCAACCAAGCGACGGGCAGCGCGACCGGGCAGGACATTGCGCAGATTTGCCCGAACCTCTCCGAAAGCCTTCGCAAGTGCTCGCTCAATTTGTTCGATCGGCGCCACAAGTTCTTTCGCCTTGGCCAGCTCGAGCTCAGCCATTTCCGTTTCGGCCTCGAGCTTGCGGCGTTTGAGCTCGTCGGCGCTGGCCGTCTGGACCCCCGCCGCTTCATTCCGAATGTCGTCGAGCCGCCAGCCGTGCACCCCGGCTGTGTTGAATTTCCAAGGGCGGCCACGTCCACCGCGCTCAACCACAGGGCAGCCTCGACGCACCCAATCGTCGATTGTCGTCATGGCCACACCAAAGAAATCGGCGGTTTGCGACCGGTTCAGAATTTGACCGCGTCCAACCTTGTTGCTCACCTGTGCACCACCGCGCGGTTATATAGTAGTAGGCCACACTTCGCGCGCCCTCGCACAAATACTTTTTTGCGAACATAGACACCCACAGGCCACACCCCCCCGGGAAGGACCCGTGAATTCAGTAATGAAATCAAAACTCTCTCCCTTTGGCATGGGCGCGGGCCTGAGCCCGGCGAACCTGTCGGCTTGGCTGGTCAGGAACTGGCGCAGGGATGCAGCGCGGCCGTGGTTTGCGCTCGAGGATCTCGCCCATCCCCATTGCCTCCCCCGTCGTCCTGCCGGCGAGAGCCGCGCTCAAGACAATCCCTTGCACTGCGCCCATCATTGGCACGCGCCCACCTTGGCGCGCAGGACGGCATAGTCAGCGACCATGACGCCCAACACGCTACCTTGTGGCAGCGCCTCGAGTTCGTCGGCAGCCTGGTTGAGCTGGCCTTGTGAGTACGCCTTGGAGGCAGGACACCCCCCCGCCGTCTCAGAAAGAGCCATTGCGCATCCGCTCAGCAACAGAACTGCGATCAGTGGCAACACGTGCGCCCGCATCTTGAACCCTCCTCATGGTTTTGATTGTTTGAGCGTCACGGCGCGCGCTTTCCGTGCGACGACCGCGGCGCTCTTTCACTTCGCCCCAGGCGGAAAGACCTGCCAACAGGGCAAGGGCCAACATGAGGTAACGCCCCCATGCCGACCGGGCGACGGTATGCGCCAGCCAGCCGATCACCGCGCCAAGCTCCTGTGCTCGCGCGCATCGCGCAGGCGACGCTTGCGGGTCGTGTAGCCCAGAGCCCGCAAGGCCAGCCATGCGAACAGGCACCCAGCCACCAAAGCGGCAACAGGCCAGTTGTCACCAACCGCAGCACTGACACGCCCCATGAGCCCCGTTGCGTCA